CTTCCTCTTGGGCTCAGCCCATGGCTAGGTTGGAAAACCTATCCGTACTGTGGAAGAAACCACAGTGTTTGCTGCGAACCCGGTATGAACCCCGGGACCTTTGTGTCACCACAACTTCCCCGCTCTCCCTGATTTCGGGAATCAACCCGAAATGAGAAAAGAAACGGGGGTGCACCTCTTTAAAAGGAGATACACTACCGCCAAAGGCTCTTGACGAGTTGTAAAGCCAGGTAAGACAACGTTGGGTTTCATCTCCAAAGAACCGTCTTGGTTTAAAAACCAGAGCACGGTGTTGGTAGTTCTGAATCCCTCTGTTGAAGCGAAACCCTTTAGGTTTATGTTCGTGTAACCACCAGTAGGGCATATGGATATGACTATCCATTGCTAAACTAGCGGGACCGTAACAACGAGCCGAATCAGGAATCGCCTGGAGAACCTTCTGACAAACATCAAAAGTATCCAGCCTGGAGACCGTGGACAGTGAGTTCAGAATCACGAACGCATCTGTTACCCTCGGAATAAAACTCCGTTGGTAAAACGGTCGGACGGTGACACCACTGTGAAAGTCAGCTCCGCAACTTTCGCGGAACGGACCCACTACATTGGTTTTCGAGGAATTAACCTTGAAACCTGCGTAGCGGAGAACCTGTAAGACTAACAGAGAAGAACGACGGCTTACGATGATGTCATCACCGTAGGCCAAGGCCTTCTGCTGGGACTTACAGTACTCTTCACACGTCTGGGCCAAAGCCCAGAATAGCAATGTCTCGAGGGCAAAGGTATAACCGTTACCCATCGAGCTCCACTTTGAGAAAGGCCTCTCAACACCATCCAGCTCATAATTATGAGATCGGATATCGTCGAGAAGCGCGACCCATTGTGGACGAACCAACCGGCGGATTAATCCGGGCGACACACAGTCGGAAGCCATAGATAGGTCAATCGTCGAGACAGTGTCTCGGGATAACCAATTCTTGGATCCTTCAAGTGCAGCCTTTTGATTCCACTCTTGAGAGTGAATATCAATTCCGGCGAACTGTTTAAGCCTTTTGGTAAGGTACTCATGTACCCCCAATTGGACCGAAACATTTCCAAAGGGTTCAATTGCTATTGTTCGGAAGGTACGTTCGTCCTTCGGAACGAACGCTATTCTGCAGCTTTGAACGATTCTCCACGGAAGCCTCACTGTTGCCGCCGACCAGTCGATGTCACCTTGATGTAGAGTCCACACAGGACTCTGAAGCACCATTGTGTCAGCGTAAGGACGGCAGGTAGCGGAAACCGACCAGTAATCAGCGCCCAACTTATAGTAGGGCGTGGTACGGGCCGAATCTGTGGAGCACATCGTCATTCCAGGTCCAAATCGACTCAGTTGCATAATGCGATCAAAAGCATTATCCACCGAACCCAGAACCGTATCGATGAGGGCCCTAGCACGCGAGAAAATAACTCGCATAACAGGGTCCTCCCGATCCGGATGGGCACTATAAAAGTCAAGCCTCCGTGATGAAATACGGCAGAGTTTCTCTGAGAGGAGAAACTTATCAACAGCCTGGGCTCGTCTCGCTTGATCCCCGTCCCCAAAAGGGAAAGGGACCTTCGTGAGAAGAGCAGCGGACTGGGCGACTACATAGTAATCGTTGGGATTCTCATACAACTGTGGAGAATCAAACTCGGAGAGGAGACGCCTGATGGCCGGCACGTCTCGGGAGCGCAATGCCCCGAGCAACGGTCGGCTCAAATCATCTGGCAACCTCCAAGAGTTACCCTGGATAAACCACCTCGCGACATCAATCGCTGATATATTCAGCTCCGGATTCAAGTCCCGGAGCTTCTTCTTCTTTCGAAGAGTATTCAGCTTTGTGGCGCTTTGCTTCCTTGACGGAATCGTCATTGATAACACTCCTAACGGGGTTGTTAACGGCTGGTGGTGAAGTGACCATTTGACTCTGGCGGTTAACCATCAAGGTGAAATTCACCAGGATGACCACCAGAGATGACAACGTGATCAGTGCTAAGATAACGCTGGTAAATGTAAAGTGTGGCTCATTAGATCGAGACACAATATTACTCCAGCGGGATCAGACCACTTTCAAGAACGTCATCCATGATCAGAGGGTCACGCAAAACGGCGAAGTGCATAGCCAGACAGCCAGAAGCGAGAGAAAGCTCCTGGTCCTGGGGAATGCGAATCGACGTCTCCACGATGATATTGCCAGACTTGGCAGTGCCATCAGTGTTGCGATCACCGTACACGGTCTTGAGACCGGCACGGAGCACCTCTTTATCTCCACTGCCAGGAAGCTGGCGGTTGAAGATGATGACACGAGGTTCCTTTGCCGTGTGATCTGGCAAGTTGTGAACCACGCGGTCCTTTTCCACAGACGCCACCTTGGTGGCTACAGTGGTGGTACTCGAAAGAGTACCAGCGGTTTTGACATCCATTTTGGATTTCCTGAGGGTAGAACCTTACTAGAGCCTTAAAATTCTAGACATCTTGGACTGGTGTTGAAACACGAGCCCAATAAGGTCTAAGACTTTCAGCTTGTTCAGGTTAACTTGGATTGATGGAACCGGGACACCAGTATACGGATGGCGGGTATATTGCTTCACAGTTCGTTTAACGATCTGCGGGCCGTAACCATTCGTCCAATTACTGGTACTACTCAGAGTCGTTGTAACGATCTCCGTGTAGTCGATATCCCAGCTTACAGACACACCAAGCTCGTTGTAGCCGATTCGTGGCGTAATTGCTGTCAGCCACGATCCGATATCGATGAACCAGTCTATCACAAAGGAGTATTTGGTAACCTCCCAGATGGTAAGAACTGGATTGACACCGATAGGTGACATATCCGATTGGTGGAAAACCACCGCTCGGAAACGACACTCACCAACTTGCTCACGTTCAACAGACCAGTTAACGTCTGCTGAGCCGCCAGTAGTTGTTCCGGACACTTCAATCGGGACGACATGCCGAGCAGAGCGACGCGCAATACCGGACTGATTCACATGTCCGACCGCTTTCACCATGCCCTGAATGTCATACAACAAGGGTCGCCAACCGTACCTCGCTTCCAGCCAAAGACGAAAGAATAATTCTAACGCCTTTTTCGGGTCGTAAGGACGCTGACGCTTACGGGAGTTTCGAACTTCCCTTCGCGCAGCGCGGCGAGCGACCTTCTCACTCAAGGTGAAGAACCTTGAGTAAGTATCAGACAGCAGAGACAGAGTCTGGCGAAACTCTGCGGCGAACGTCAGGAGATCAAAATCCGGACGTTTCGCAGCAGCCAGAGCCTTTATGACCACGTGGTCAATGTCCGAGCTGTCAGGGGTGAACACCGGTAGAAAGCCAGCACCATAAGTACTAACGTAACTACCAGAGTGATCGGTGACAGTGCCAGGGCCACCCCCATGAGTGTAATGAGCTGAGCCCGAGTGAGGTTGAACCAGTTCTTCCTCATTCGTGCCCACCACTACATCATTAATAGGGAGAAACTCGTGGCGCTTGACTTTCCCGTAATAATCCGTTGACACGGTATCGACGATGCTCTTATCCTTAATGTGCTGAAAGTTGTACGACAAAGTCCCAAGGTTGGTACCGTTGGGATCGTACAGCGTCAGCACATATGGGCCTTGAGTAACGTTTACTTCGCGTCTAGTACGGGTACGGGACATCTGTTCACCTCTGTAGATGTAAGCATTAACGTACCGGCTCGCGATATGCCAGCCTGAAAGTACGTCGCCCGAAAGGGCAGAAGTGGGTACATCACCCTTAGGGGGCCCGAAAGGGCCC